AATTAATTAATTAATTTAATTAATTAATTTTTGAGGGGGGGGGGGGAAATTTTATTTTTAAAACTATTTTGAAATTTTTTTTCATATGAAATTTTTTATAAAATAAAAAAAAAAAAATAAAAATATTAAAATTAACATTTTGTAAATAATGAAGTTGTATAGTCATAAATAGGATAGATAATATTGTCTAAAACATAATTTATAGAGTTATTAATACGTTCGGTCATATATATTATTTATATAAAAAAATTTTCTAAACGTTTTATTTCAGATTTTATACCTAATATAAAATCATTTTTTACATTTATATCTAATTTTTTACAAAATTCTAACCATTCTTCTATAGAAATACTTTTATTTACATTAATAATATTAGAACAACATTTATGAGCACCTCCACCACCATAAGAAGGATGAATAAAATGATAAAAATTAGGGATTTCATTTTTATTAGAAATATTGGAAGAACCGATAATATAAGTAGGAGATACAATCATATTAGGACTAAGTGGATCATCATTTTTGCTAACAGATATTTTAGTTTCAAATAATTTATTAAAAATATTTAAATATTTTGAATCTATACAATTTTTTTCATAAATTAAAATTCCATTTTTTTTATAATTTTTCCAAAAATCATCTACACTATTAAAAATTTGTAATTGTGGATTAACAGAAAAATTTAATATACAGTCAAGATGATAAAAATATTCTTTATAATATAATTTAGGTTCAATATTAATATTTTTTAATAACGGCAAATCTAATTTGGCTAAATATTTATTTATATTATCTATACATTTTAAATCAGATCTAGAAGAATTATAAGAAATACACATTTGATAATTTATATTTTTAGATTTATTTATAATTTGTGCTGGTATAAATTTAATATTTGCTTCACCTTCAAAATTAATATTATTATCTAATAAAATAGGATAATTACCTATTAATAAAGAATAAGCAACAATTCTACATTTTTCTATTTCTCTTTGTGATATTTCAGAAGGATAATTAGATAAAATAATATGATTATTACTAATTTGTAAATAATCATTAGCAATATATATACTATCACCAAAATTAGAAAATATACCATAAATAGCACTTTCTATAATTTTTTTTTCTTCAATAGTACTACATAAATTAAGTAATTGTAATAATTTTTGTTTATTTACATCATTATTAATAAAAATACCTTTATTATTAGTAACATTTATTTCATCTAATAATCGTATATATTTATTAGGATTTATATTTCTACAACTTCGTAAAGCAGTTTTTATTGGTGTATTATGACTAGTAGGTAAATATGTTATATTATTTTGAAAAATATTGGAAATTTTATGTGAATAAAAATTTATATCATTTGTTTTATAAGATAAGATATTTTCTTTAAATTGTAATTCTTGAATTTTATTACCTAAAACAGGTTTATCATATTTAGTAATAGTATTAGTAGGACATAACGGTAGACATAATTTTTTATTATTAAAAGTACCATAACCAGGATGATAAAACCTTTTTAGTATTCTATTCATTTACATTATAAAATAAAAAAATATAGCATAAAAAATGTATTAATTATAAAAAAATTTTTTAATATATAAGAATAATTAAAAATTAAAATTGATTTTTATTTATATATTTTACAAACTCTATGAAAAACGAAGTCGAATCTCTTTTGGAAGAACTATATAATGATATATCTTTATCTGAAGAAGATAAAAAAAATTTAGAAAAATCTTGTAATAATTTTATGTTGTCTGAATTAGAAAAAATAAAAATTACTTTAAGTAATCGGGTAAATGAATTTTGTGTAGAAGAAGTAAAAAAATTGAAAGATAAAAAAATGGATAGATTCAATAAAAATATGAATGAAATGACAATTAATACATGTCGTTTTATTGCTAATGAATTTGATTTACTTGAAGATGAAGTTATAGAACAAAATAAAGATAATTTATTGAAAATTAACGATTTTCATGAAGTATATAAACAAACTTATGTAGAAACTATTATTCAAGAAGAAGAAAAAGATGAAGAGAATGAAAATACTAAAGAAAATGAAAATAATAAAGAAAAAACACCAAAAAATCATTTTGAAATGAAAAAAGAAATTGTATTAGATAGTAAAACTGAAAATGATGATTATAAAAATTTCTTAATTTCAAAAAAACAATGTCCAGCATTTATTAAAGGTAAATATTGTTGTAAGGCACCAAAACCCGGAACTAATTATTGTGGATATCATAAACGTTTTATTACAGATTAAATATATTTAAATATATAAGAAGTATTATATATAATGAATATACAAAGTACACAAATTGGTGGTAAAGGTTCTATAAGAAGAAAAAAAAAGAGAACAGGTCATATTTTTTTGGAAAAAAAAACAAAAGAAGCACGTGAATATGAAATGAAGGTAAAAAATATTAATAAAATGATAGAAGAAATTAGTGATGAAGATTATCCATTATTTAAAAAATATATTGAAGAAGAATTAGAAGATATGGGAGTATCTATAGAGAAACATAATTTTTTGAAAGCATATAAAAGTCAATATGAAGAATGTAAAGATGATCCATATGCTTATATATTTAGTTTATTAATTCAAAATGTAAATAAACCATTACAATTTAATAGTGGGGCATTTTCGCAATTAAAAAAAATGTTTGAATTAGAACATTTGAAAGTATTTATAACATTTATTTATGATGTAGAAAGTGGATTAGAAAAAAAAATATATTTAGAAAATTGATTAATTATTACTTATAAATTAATTATAAATTAATTATGGAACCATATTTATCAAATAAAGAAAAAGAAATATTATGGGAAGAATTTGAAAAAAATGTACCACCACGATTTATTAAATCAATAGATAATTATTTTAATCAAAAAACACTACATATATTTAAAAATACAAATAGTAAAGAAGATTATTTAATTGAAACAAAACCATGTGAATGTTATTTATGTAAAAAAAATATTAATTTTATAGATATGACAGAAAAATTAAATACTTTTATTTTGAATAAATTTAATGATTTAAATGAGAATATTTTATATAAAATGAATATTATTTCATTGGAAAAATTAAAGATTCATAGAATATTTACTTGTGAAAGTAAAATAAATAGCGATATTTATTTAAAATATTATTATCATTTATGTGATAAATGTTTTGAAGAAAGTTTATATTATTGGTATATAACATATGAAAATAAATATCCTTCTACTCGTATAGATGGATATCGTTTTATTCATAAAAATGATAGTTTTGTGCCTGAAATAAAATCAGATGAAACATTAAATAAAATTAAAAATATTGTTTTTCCTACAAAATTTAATTGTCAATATTATAACAATATTGAGAATAAATATACTTTTATGGATAATAAATAAATATATAATTTTTAAAATTGATAATTCTACTATTTTTTTTTATCTAAAAAGAATGGATAACTATGCAAACACACCTGGTCCAGATAAAAAAAGTGCAAAAATAATAATTTCAAATAAATTAAAAAAAAATAAATCTAATTGGAATTATGTTTCAGAAGATGATATTGAAAATACAGTAAATAAAATAATAAACAATATTTATCCAAATAAGGATGAAAATTATTGTTTAGGATCAGATTTAGGTTGGATTGTTAGTGTAGAAAAAAATTTATATAAACATGCGGAGGAAAAACTAAATGAATTAAATAAAAAAAATGAAAAAGAAAAAAAATAATAGTAAAATTGAAATAAATTAAATATAAGAATATATTTTTTAATTATAATATATATATATAAAATGAATTATAATGATATGAAAGATTCATTAATTGAATTTATAAAAGAAAATGAAGAAATAGTTGAATTAACAGAAATATCAGAAAATGATATTATAGAAGAAGTAGATAAACAATTAAAAAGAGAAGATTATGAAGAAATGAATGAAAGATGGTGGCGTGACTTTTATTTACCTGAAAATGAACTAGATGTGTTAAAAAATTTAAATGAATTACATAAAAATCGTTTAGATAAAAAAATAAAAAGGGCGGCAATGGCTATATCATTAAGAGGAACAGTAATAGATGAAATTTTAGAATTATTTAATGAAGGATTAAATGAAATGTAAAAATAAATAATTTATAAATTAAAATATTAATAATATATTATGTTTAAGGCATCATTAATAAAATGTATAAATTGTGATATTTTTTATGAACCTGATAATTTTTTTGAGGAAGATATAGAAGATATGAGAACAAATTATAAATTAATAAATTGTAAAAAATGTTTAGAATATATAGAAAATACAAAAAAAAATAAAATATTTTTAAATAAAATATTTTTAAAATAATTTATTCTGTTTTCCAAGAAGTTTTACAATCACGACAAATATATAAATATTTCATATTATCAATATCATAAATATAAAAGACTATATCTTCTGGTTGATCGGATTTTTTTTTACAATTAGGACATTTAATATTAGGATTTTTAACTTGTTGTAAAGTAGGATCTTCACATAATAATTCATTATTTAAAGTAACAAATGATTTATCTATTTCATAATTTTGCTGATATAATTTAGGTTGTACAATAGTATCTTTAGTATATTCTTTTGTGTGACCACAAGTAATACAATAATAAACAAGACATTTTTCATTTGTATTATCTTCTTCATTAAAATTATTTTTCCATTTAATATTCATTTTATTATTACAATTTTGGCAAAATTCCATACTATTATAATATTAATATAATATAATATTTAAATCAATTTTTAAAATTTAATATAAATTAATAAATTAATAAATTAATAAAAATATTTTTTAACAATCGCATTCACTTCGGAAAATCTTAGTTCTATATAACACCATTAATTTATCAGAAACAGTTTTTTCGGAACTATTAAAATAATTATCAAACATATATAATGAATTAAATTTTTTTGATTCATCGGCATCTAACATAGTTAAAATAAAATAAATAGAATACATACCACACTCAGAATTACTTTGTTGATGTTGAATATTATTAAATTTAAAAGTAAAATTAATATTCTTATATTGTTTTTTTATATTTTCAATAAATTTTTTAATTTCAGGATGTAAATGAGAATATGTTACTGCTGAATCAAAAAATAATATAACTTTTGTTTTTGTATTAATATACATTGACATCCAATGTCTTCCACCACTATCGTGTTTATCAGTATTAAAAACAATACCAAAACAATGTTTATTTTTATATCCTAAAGGATTATAATCACAATATTCACTAGAAGAGTTTGTATTTTTTAACCATTTACTTTTATAAGAATCATCATTAAAAATATTTAATATACATTTATTATATTTTTTTTGTCTAAAATCAATTGGAGTGCTTCCTAAAAATTTGAAATTAGGATATTTATTTTCATATTGTTCTATTATATTATCAATATCATAATTAGATAACCAGGGTGCGTCAATTAAAGATTCACGCCATTTAGTAATATTAGAACACCATTCAGTAGGCATTTCGGGAACAAATAAATTATCACTGCTAATAAATTTTTTTTTGAAAGCAGATAATTTTAACCAACAATATTCTTTATTATTAGTTTTTTTATATTTACTTAAATTATTTTTTAATTCATCATATACATTTTTTATGGATTTTTTATTATTTTTACGATCTCTAATATTAATTATTGGATACAATTCTTTTTTATCATTTATATTATTTTTAGTTTTTTTATTATAATTTATATTTGCTATGTCACTATTATAAATAGAAACTAATTCATATATATCATTTTCAGAAAAACAGGTAAAAGAAAGACTATTTTTATTATTTACATTACAGTACAATCTGTCTGATTTAGAAAACATTTTTAGTGGATCTGTATCCTTAGACATATATATAAATATTATAATAAAAAAAATTTGATTAAGAATATTAATAAATAAAATATGATTTAATAAAATCGATAAAATGATTAACTTGATAATTTAATAAATCAAATAATAATGCTTCCTTAAATTTTTTTTTATGATTTTCTCTTATTTTTATATCTATTTTTTCTTGAATATTTGAATTTAATTGTTTATATATCATTATTATTAGAAAGAAAAAAATAAAAAAATAAAAAAAATAAAAAAATAAAAAATTTAAAAACATTTTTCAAAATTGATTTTAATATATTTCTCCTGTACCAACACACAAAAAATGACTAAACCAACCAAACTATCAGAAATCGACACAGCTAAACTTACATTTACCGAACTTAAAGCAGGAGGAAAGGGAGGAAAATTTGGAAATGTTCAGTATGACGGAAGAAAACCACTATTTAAACTTCCAAAAGTTAAAACATTTGGAGGAGATGAATATGTATCGGAAGATGGAAGAAAAGATTATACTATGACACTTCAAATTACAAAAGAAATGGAAAGTGAAGATAAGGAAATTGCGGCAGCAATTGAAGGTCTTCAGAAATTTGAAAAAGCACTTGGAGAACATGCTAAAAGTAATAGTTTAGAATTCTTTGGTAAAAAGAAAAAAGTAACAGATGATTTCCTTGAAGCATCAAGAAATCCAATTCTTAAACCTTCTAAAAATAAAGAAACAGGAGATGAAGACGATCGTTATAAATGTCTTAAAATAAAACTAGGACAAAATAAGAAAGAACCAGGAACATTTAATTTTACAGTATTTATGGAAAATAAAGAAAAAATGGATATTACACCAGAAACAGTTAAAAATATTAAATCACGAGGATTTGTGAAATGTGCTATTACACCAAATGTATATGTAATTAATGGAAAACTAGGTTGTTCCTGGTATCTACATCAAGCACAATATTGGGAACCGGAAGGAGATAGTGGATATGTAGATAAAGATCAATTTTGTCTGCTATCTTCAGATGATGAAGATGAAGATGAAGATAATTCGAAGGATGAGAATCAAATTGTAGATTCTGATTCGGATTAAATTAATAATTAAATAGTAAAATAGAAAAAATTTGTAAAATAATAAAAATAAATAAAATAGAATCTAATAAAATATTTTTTTTGAATTGTGAAAATTCAAATAAATAAATAAATATAAAATTAATTGTTGTTAAATATAAATGCCAAATAGAATGTCTAATTGCCCATTGATTTTTACTTTGTGATTCATATGATGATTTTAACATAATTTGAGAACATAATCCAAAATAACATAAACCTAATATACAATATAAAATACGGAAATTTAAATGTGTATTTTTATAATTTGTTAAAATAAAAATAATAAAAGAAGTAATATAAATAAAAGTAAAAAACATATCAAGAAATACAAATAATTTTCTAACATTTTTTTTAAATAAACAAAAATGAGTATCTGAAATATATGAAAAAAATACCATTAAAAAACCACATATACCTACAAAATATGCTTGTTTATTAAAAAATAAAAATAAAGGTGTAAATGACATTATTAAACATGATAATTTTACTAAAAATGAATCATATTTATATTTACAAGATTTACCACTAATATTTAAAATAATAGATTTTATTTTACTATTTGAATCCATAAATTCTTCAATTTTTAAAATATTAGGTTTTTGCATAATATATATATATATATATTAAATAAAAATTATAATAAGGTAGATACAAAATTTTTAATATATGATGGTAATAATAAAGAACTATCATATAAATTAAATACTGTTTTACTTACTGTTTTTTCTCTACTGTGATAATGGAAAAAATCGATATAATTATAATTATCAGTGCTATTTGTAATGGTGTCATTTAAGGTAGAATTAGCATAATTATCACTTTCTGAATATATAAATTTTTTTATAATATGATTTTTAATGGAATTTTCATTAAATATAATAGGATTTATATTATATAATAAATAAATCATTAAACTAATTACATTTGTATATTTTCTTATACAATTATAATATTTATTACAATTTTCAATAAAATATTTATAATTAATACTATTTTCACCACCAATCATATCAATCATTTCTTTTGTAATTCTAATTGAAGGATAAAAAGGTTTTGGATCATGACCAATACAAAATGAATAATCTATATGAAATAAAACACCACTACGTGTAATCATAATATTATCTAAATGACGATCACCTATACCTAATATATAAGTTATTATAGAATAAATTGCTAAACTATGAATAAATTTACGTTTAATAATATCAATTGTTTGATTTTGATTTTGATTTAATATATAATTTTGTAAAGAAGTATTTAATTTTTCATTTATATCATATAATGTATGGGCATCTTCTATAATTTCTATAATTCCATATGAATTATTAATAGGTAATATATTATATGTTAATAAATTGGTAGAAATATTATTATTATATAATATATATTTAATAAATTGGATAATTTTGGAAATTACATAATCTACACGTACATCTTCTTTTTTAAATAAAATTTGTTTTTTTGTATTATCAATAAAATTTACTTCTATAATAATTGGTTTAGTATTTGAATCTTTTGTTATTATATGTTTTGATATATTTTTTAATTGTGTTTCACTTTTTAATGGTATATATACTTCATTTTTATTTATAAAATCATTTATACTATTAATATAATTATCATTCTTATTGTTATTTATTTGACTTATTAAATTAATTAATTTAATAGAATTAATAATAGAATTATATTTTTTAATATTTGTTGATTTTAATGTATTTTTTATTAATTGTAATGAATGTTTATATATATTATTATTTTTATCATCTATATTATTAATAATAATAAACATATTAAAAAATAATTCTATCAATAATTGAATACTTACACAATTATTAATAAGATAATTTGTAATAGATAAATCTTCTAATGTATCATTTTTAATATAAGAAATAAATAATGGTAAAAAATAAGATAATAATTTAGAATCGAATTTTTCTAATAAATATTCTTTAATATATCGATTTTTTGTATATTTTAAAATATATAATATATCATAATTATTTAATTTTTCTGAACAATGTTTATTACATAACATTGTATTACAAGAAGTTTTTCTTATTTGTAAATTTTCTAAAATATGAATTAAATCATTTTTAGTATATTTATCCCAATTATTATTAATAATATAAGGTGTGATTAATTTATTATGACCACATATATGAAATTTATTATAATTTAATATTCTATATGTTTTTAAAGAAATATTATTATATATAGTACTATATTGAATATTTTTAAAATTATGTAAATAAAATTGAATGCTTTTATTCCAAGTTCTATTAACAAAAAATATTTTTTGAATAGTAATAATATCTAATGGTAATAATTCAAATATTTTAATAAATTTTGAAATTTCTGTAATATTAAATAATAATTTATAACAATGATAACATAATTTTTTTTTATAATTTAATTCAATATTATTATTTAAACACTCCATTAAAAAATCTTCTATTTTTATTAATTCAGTATTTAAATTAGTTTTAATATAATAATTACTACAAGTATGACAAAAAATTTTACCACATAAACGACAATGATGACGTCTATTTAAAAATGTAAAATTGTCTTTACAATTATGACATGAATTAACTGTATTATCATCTGTCCAAATACTATTATTTATATATTTTGTACCAATAATTGAATTAAACATTCATATATATATTAAATAAGATTTATATAATTTATTTTTAAATATTATTTTTATTTAATTTAAATTTAATTTATTTCTTTATATTATAATGATAGCAAATACAATTACAAAATTAGTTTCTTCCGTTACTGGAAATAATTTCGTTGGAGGACAAAATGATATGTCAGATGGCAACTTACTTGTATCCTTAATTACATTAGTTGTTTTCGTAGTTATTTTACTATTTGTTGGAAAATATATTTGGAATGAAGTTTTAATTAAACTTGTTCCTGGTATTAATCCATTAGAAAATCCTACTCAATTATTATTATTATGGGTTTTAATGAATATGTTATTTGGTCGTTAAATAATTTTATTTATTTAATCTATTTGAACGACGAATAGGAGTTTCAAATATAATTTTTTTTATTGCTTCTATTTTTTTTTTTCTTTCGTTTTGTTTTATAAGTTTTTGCTGTTTTTCTATATCTTTTATTTTTTTCTCTTCAATATTTAGTTTTTTGTTAATTACTAATAATGTATGTCGCATTTTATTATAAATTTCTTTTTTCTCTTTTGAAAATATATTTTTCATTTTATCTTCAAAATACCAAAATAATAAATATTCAATTTTATACATAGTACGAAAAGGACCTGTGTTTTTTTTTAATTTAATATTTTTTGCTAATTCAATTATTTTTTCACACAATTCAATATATGTTTTATAAGGTGTAGGTTTTAATTTACGATATAACATATTACTATTCCAACGTTCATTAGTATTAATATCATTTGTTAATTCTTCTAATGATAAAAATAATAATTCCATATATTTATAATTTAAATTATTTTACAAATTAAATCAATTTATAATATTTATAAAATTGAATTTATATTGTTTTATAAATAAAATGTCTAATAAAATAGTTATTGATAAAAAAAAAATCGATTTTATTAGATATTATAAAAATGAATTATTTGAACTAGAACATGGTTGTTGGGTATTAAATAAAACTGGTCGTAGTTGTGGATATCATACAACATTTAAATTAGATAATGTATGTTTACCTGATAAAATTTATAATAAATTTCATCAAGTACCTATTTATTCGCCAATTATTCAAGATATTAAATATATGATTGATAGTTGTCCGGTAGATTCTTTTGATAATAAAATTCTATATAAAAAAGATAATAAAACTCCAAGACAATATAGTGTTTTATTAAAATTTGAAGGTAAGGGATTTAATAATCGTTTTCATATTTGTTATGATTATGAATTTAGTAAACTACAATTTCTTATGTTTAAATCTCCACATGATTTTTATCATACTGAAAAAAGAAAAAAAGATGTTGAATACAAACTATTTGTATTGGAAAATCTACAATCTAAATTATAATTAGATAATTTCAAGGGTGTACATAATGCTTGCGAAAGTGGATATCATGTCGTCCGCATTTGGGTATTAATACGCCGCATCTGCAGGTAATTCTGGTAATTTCATATTATTGAAAGGGTCCTTATTATTGTTATTAAACAATTGAATATAACTGTCTCTAGTTTCACAATTTTTTGATGGAAGATATACTAAATCTTCCGGTTGAAAAGTTGTTATGTCTTCTTGAGTTAAAGGAACAGTTCCATCACAGTTTTTACAATTATCTATACTTGTAGGAATACTCCCAATATCTGCACCTTCTGCAGCTTCTATATCACATATTTTATTTAATATAACTGGTCGTTTTTCTTCTTCCCATTGTTTTTCTTTTATTTTATCTTTTTGAAAAAATAATTTTATAGTAGCATCACCTATTAATTTGTGTAATATTGAAGCAGTCCATATTTCGGGAACATCATGAACTTCATCAAAATATTTAATTCCCCATATCTCCATATATTTCATTTCATCTTCTGATAATTTTTCTAATTCTTCTTTAGCCATTCGTGTCAATTTTCCAGCTTGTGTTTCTGCTTCTTTTAATTTTTCCTCTACTTCTATTTTAATTTTTTCATTTGTGTGGGGTATTTTGTAATTTTCAATTATATATTCGTTTTTTTTATTTAAGGTTCTAAGTAGTTCTATAAAATGCTCATAATTAGAAATATGATTTCGAAATCTATGATATAACTTATTTTTATTTTCCTCATAATCTTCTTCTTGTTCCTCTTCATCATCTTCATTACAATAATCGGGAGGTAAAAAAACTGAACAATTTCTATCTTGCCAACTCACAAATTCTTCACAATTATCAAAATGTTCTTCCTTACAAGCTATTTTACCATTATCTTCATCTACATCTTCATCACATACACAATCATTTGCACCACCATAGACAATTTTTTTTCCAGTCATTCTTAAATATTTTTTTTTGTATTTGAGATATTTTTTTTGATAATCTATCATTTATATTATAATATATTATAATATAACAAAAAAAATAATAAAAATATTTAATTAATAAATTACGTAGTAATACCTAACATTAATAATATTGGTGTTGGTCTAATTGATTGTGTATTTGTAGTATTATATAAACTTACATTACCACCAACAACAGGAATATTATGTAATTTACATTTAGAACCTAAATCAATAATTGTTTCTCTTAAATCATATAAACTATATTTAGGGTCACCAAAATTGAGACAATTTACAATACATAATGGTTTAACATTTTCAAATAATTTTATTTTTTCATAACATTTATCAAATGTTTCCCCCCAAGTCAATATCAACTGTTTATTTACTTCATATATATCTAATATAGCATAGTGTCCGGGTTTATCTGGACCTTTTAATGTTCTATTACCAACAGTAGAATCATACATAGTCCATAAATGTGGATTTTTGATTTTTGTTGGTTGTGTTTGATTGACTTTAGTATATTTAGTAGGTATATTAATATAATCTTCAGGAGAATCTAAATTAGAAATATTATCAGAATATAATAATTTATTATTATAATATACTTGATATTTACTACTATTATTTGTTTTACCTATAACAGCATATTCTAAATCCCATTTATCAAATATTTCATTTATTTTAGGTAAATTAGTTTCATTAGCAACAATTAACATACGTTCTTGTGATTCAGATATTAAAATATTATTAAATTCCATATCATATTTTGTTGGTACTTTATCTAAATAAATTTCACATCCTAAATCTTGTATTTCTGTTTTTTCAATACCTCTTTTTACAACTTCTAATGTAGCACATAACATACCACCAGCACCCATATCTTGCATACCGTCAGCTAATTTATTATCGGCAATTTCACAACATGCTTCTAATAATAATTTTTCTAAAAATGGATCACTTTTTTGAACGTTTGATTTTAACTCTTCAGAAATATTACTATTTGCAAAAGTATTTGAGGCCATAGCGGCTCCATTTATACCTTCATTACCTGTTTTACTTCCTACATAAATTAGATAATTATTATTATTTTTAACATTACCATATATTATATTTTTTTTTTTTAATATACCTAAACAACCTACATTTACTAAAGGATTTGTATTATAACTTGGATGTAAATATAAATCACCACCAATATTAGGCACACCTATACAATTTCCGTAATATGAAATACCTTGAATTGCTTTATTTAATAACTGATTACTATTAGTATCAACACCAAAACGTAAAAAGTCTAAAATACCAATAGGACGGGCACCCATAGTAAAAATATCACGTAAAATACCACCAACACCAGTAGCTGCACCTTCAAATGGATCAATAAAAGTAGGATGATTATGACTTTCTATTCTTATAGCAATACAATATTCAGTACCATCAGGTGATTTACCGATATCTACTATACCAGCATTTTCTCCAGGACCTTGAACGACCCAGGATTCTTTAGTATGTAAATTACGTAGATATTTTTTGGTGGTTTTATAAGAAATATGTTCGCTAAACATAAGTTCTTTGATAGATTTATCAAAAATCATTTGATAATTTGGTTCAATCATTTGTTCTTGATAAAATAACATTTGGAAAAAAGTATTTTTGAAATCAAGATTATTTCTTTCTGGGTGAGGCATCATACCAAATATTTTTTTAGTTTTATTACATACACCAGCAATAGATTTATCTTCATATCTTAAAAAATAACATTCATCATTTTTTAATTTTTCATTATTTATATATTTACCATATGAATTTGCTATATATAATTCTGTAGAATCTTGAATAGTTTCATAAGATACATTACATTTTACTTTTTTACATACAAATTTTTTGCAATCATTTAAAAGTAATTTACCAGGTAATAAATTCATTTGTGTTAATATTTGGAAACCATTACATATGCCTAAAATAGCAATATTTCTATTTACAGCTTCTTGAATTAAAATACTAACAGGACTTTGTAAAGCCATAGTTCCTGGTGAAATAATATAATTTTCGGTAGCTTTGTTATAAATACGGTCACCAAAAGCAAATCCACCTGGTAAAACAAGTAAATCTAAATTATTTAATAGTGAAAAATCGGTTTCTTTGTGCCATATAAAAAAACATTTATTTTCATTATTAAAATTAAAATAGCGAAAGGTTTCTAAATCACAATTGGAACCGGGATAACGAATTATGCCGACATTTATCATTTTTACTTTTATTTAAAGTATAATTTTTAAATCGTTTGATTTAAAAATTAGAGTAATATTAGTATATAATGAAAATTCCAGTAGTAGGTATTGTAATGGGCAGTGATTCAGATTTAGAAATAATGAGTAAAGCGTGTGAAATTATGGATGAATTTAAAATACCGTATGAATGTAGTATAGTATCGGCACATAGAACACCAAATCGTTTATATAGTTATGCTGATGGAGCAATACATAGAGGATTAAAAGTAATTATAGCGGGTGCGGGTGGAGCGGCACATTTACCTGGAATGTTAGCATCATTAACAGAAATACCTGTAATTGGAGTTCCAATAAAATCGAGTTCAATGGACGGTATGGATTCATTATTATCAATAGTTCAAATGCCTCGGGGAATACCTGTGGCTACAGTGGCAATAAATAATGCGACAAATGGGGCATTGTTGGCGATACGTATGTTAGGAATAGGAGATAAAAGTATAATAGAGAAAATGAAAAAATATATGGATAAACAAGAAAAAGAGGTAGTAAATAAGATATATAAAATAAAAAAAATAGGATGGAAGGATTATTTGGAAGAGAATAGTGATAAAATTTAATTTATTAATAAAAAATTTCTAAGTATATATATATATATATTATGCAAAACAAAAAAAATAAAAAACAAAATGGAGGAGAAGGTGAAGGTAAAATTATATTTACTTATGTATTATTAACATTTTTAGTAGGATTTATTGGATATTGTATTTATTGGTGT